TTAAAATCCTTAATAATTTATTTAAAACACTACTACAACCAGAGCTACCACCAATTAACCCGAAAATACCTAGAAGTGATCTTAAAGTTGATAGGTAATCAATACCTCTTTGTCTTAAAAATGCAATACCTAATTCTTTAGCTAATTTAGTTAAATCTGATTTTATTGAATCAAAAATATTTTGAATTAATAAATTTGTGACAGTATCACCTATTGTTTGTATACTTTTTGTCATATTTTTTATCAAATCATCCGTTGTTTTGGTTGTGTTATCTTCAGTTAAAACAGCAAATAATTTTGGAATTATAACTATTTTTGGAGTTAGCACCATTTGCATTAATGCGTATGGAATTGCTTTTAAAATATTTAATTGCAATTCAGCATTCATACTAGGTAAATCAATTATAATATTTGTCTCACCAGAATCTATAGCTCGTTGAGCACCTTTTTTAAGTGCATTATCAAAAAAATCAGCAGCTTTTGTTATATTTGGTGTTACTTCAGAGTTATTGTAATTATTATCTGTTTGTGCGTTTGTTGTACTGGTATTATTAAGAAAATTATTTACTGTATTATCGTAACTATAAACATCATTAATATTTGAATTATCAAATAATTCGGTTAAACCATTAATTATATCATCAGGATCAATATCTAAATCAAGATCACCACACGTTGAAAATCGTATTTGACCATTACTTCTTAATCTAGTATTTTTTTCAATTTCATCTAAATCGTTAAAATCGAAAAAAAACGGGTCTGTTGTTTGATTATTTAAATCACCAATACCAACAGGTCTACCAATAGAAGTTTCACCATTAAAATTACTATTTAATTGTTCTTTTAGTGTTTCATTGGCTGAATTACTTGGTTCGCTATTATCTATTGGTCTTTCAGAACAAAAACCAAATATTTTTTGAATGGCACGTATTGTTGAATTTTGTTTTCTAATTTCCAACTTACTTTTATTACCTTTTATTGATATGGCACCTGTTATTAGATCAGTTAATATTGTTGTAAAATTAACCATATTAAATACTGGGTTACATAAAGCTAAATAATCGGTTAACCATTCATTAAATCTCCTATTCGCATAGGACTGACCAAATTTAAAAACCATTATACTTGGATTTTTCGCGTATATCTCAAATAAAACTTTGTTTTTATATGATATTGTTAATGGATTTTCCTGATTAGTACCTTGTGCTTTATGTAATAGGTAATTTACATGTATTAATGGGTTATTACCTTCATATATGTATTTTCCAGGTATTGTATCAGGATCGGTACCAAATAAACCAAAACTATCTATTTCGTTTTTATTAATTTCAATACCCAAGCTTGAATTTTGCGTATATTTATCTGGTATTATAATTGTATTATCACAACCAAATTGTGCGAATAAACTTTTTGTGATAGTTTTATTTAACTCATCAACTTTTTTTAATTTTGATAAACTACCTTTTAAGATAATATTTTTAAATTGTTTTTGCCCCTTTGTTGCCTTAACTAATTCAAATAGAAAATCAACAAAATCCAAATTATTTAACCTCCTAGTTGTTTCATTTTCTAAGGGTCTTAAGGATTTGCTATTAAAAAGTGAACGGTATCTAGAGAGTATTTCACTTTGTTGACTCATTCTTCGTATTCTTTTTCATTATTATTCTTACTACTTTTCATGTAATTTTCAGCCCATTTTCTATCTTCTTCGGTTATCATAATAGAAGCACCAGTATCAGATTGTTTACCATTTTTGTAAATAATATCACTTTGTATTTTAATTAACCTTAGTTTTTTCTCAATCGTACCATCAATTATTTTTAATAATTCATTAGTAATTTTACCAACTAAAGCGATATCATGATTTTCATTGATATCTTTACTGTATTTTTTATATGCTGCTAATGCTTTGTTTCTTTCATCAACAATCTCGTTATATGTTTCTTGCATAAGCTCTTTCATGCTTTCTTCAGTAACATCAACTTTTTTCTTTTTTGTAGGTTTATTTGTCATAATGTTTTATTTATATATAAATATCATTCATCCAAATATTTATCTTTAAATATAACATATAGTGATTTAAATCTTTTCATACTATTTCGTATTTCTTTTGTATTTAACCCTGTTATATTTCTAATGTATAATAATATTAAATTTTTATTGAATTTTGTTGAATTTTTATTTGGTGCATCTTGATTAAAAAGCTCCTTCCATTCTTCCAATATTTTTATTAATGCATTACCAACTTTAAATTCATTTTCATTCAAATTATTTTTAGTGATTTCATCTTTTAATGAATTACACAATTTATTAATGAAATCACTTAAATTTAAATCATCATTATCAATTCGATATAATAAATCATCACGCCTCAAAAAATCCTGTTCAGTATCGTCAATATTAATAAATGATGTATTTTTTTTATATTCTTTCATCATTTCATTATATAAATAATTTTTACATACGGTACCAAAATAAGAAAATGATTTATTCCCTTTTTCTGGATTAAATTTATCAAATTTAGTCATTAAAAATGACAATGTATCCGAATGTAAGTCATTAAATTCATATGATTGTCGATATAATTTGTAGGTTCGAATAATACTTTCAATCATTTTATTTATCGGTTCCTGTAAGTGTTCTCGATAAATTTTTTCTCTATCTACATTGTTTTTTGCTCTCAAAAAAGATACTACAGCTTCTTCTTGATCAATACCGTAATAATTTCTGTCTTTCTTTTTTCTAGCCATAATTATTCATTGGTGATAACCTCTTCAGCGTATATTATGTCTCTATCTTCATTGAAAAAAAATTCTTTTTTAGCAACTTCCATCCAAAATTGAGCTTCTTTAGGGTCAATTTTAAACGATTCATCTTCACTGTTTTTATATTCCCAAAATAATGAACCAGGTCTCATGTTTGTGTGTTTATAACCCATTTTTGGTATTACCATAATATTTTTACCAGTGTTTGTAAATCTTAATAAAAATTCATAATTAAATGTTAATTTAATTGATGGTTTATATCCACCGATACCTTTAAAAACCTCTGTTTTTATTACCATACCATCAGGGTTAATATTAGGATATTCTAATAAAACTTCATGATCTATTTGCCCTAAAGTATTTGAGAAATTAAACGCCCATGCTGCTTCATTTGTATAACCAATAAAATTATTATCAGAGGTAACGTCAGTTATGATCGGAATAAACATATCAATTTCTGGGTATGATTTAATATATTTATCAACATTTTTAAACCATTTTATTGAATATTCATCATCAAATTCCAAAAAGCTAAAATATTCTGTTTTAATTTGTTTAGCCGCAAAATTAATTTGATTTTGGAATTGCTTACCTTCAGTGTTTTCAATAATATCAATTTTAAATGAATATTTTGTTGTATCTAAATTATCTAAAACTGATTTTACTTCGCCACATGGACATCTAACAATCATAACATTAGAAGGGTGTGTTTCGTTATTTTCAATACTCATTAATGCTGAATTTAATAATGTTTCAAAATTAGGGTCAGCTATTGAGTGTACGGGTATTACTATTGTTAAATCTATATTATTCTTCATTTTTTGTTAAATTTGTTTCGATTGTTTGTTTTATTTTATTAAGTTTTTTAATTTTTCTTTCAAAAATTTGATTATAAGCCTCAATTGTTGATTTTTCAAAAATATCCATTGTGAATTTGTCTTTTATTCCATCACTAACATTAATTAAATTTTCAGGTAATGTATCTTCCATCCAATTTTTAATATAATTGAAGATTAAATCAGGTATTTGATTCTCATCGTAAACCCAAACACCATTATCATCTGTTATCCATTCTGGTATTATGTTCGGTACTTTACCAATTACAGGTACATTTGACATTATTGATTCAATTGGGAATGTACCAAATGTGCTATCGTCATCAACCCAAACAGATAGAGCACATTCGCTTAAATTTTTAGCAAAATCTTTTTCTGTCATACCATGCATATCTTTAAAAGACACGAAACGGTATAAAGGATATTTTAAATAAAACGTTTTAATTATTTTAGCCGCTTTACGTTGATCTCTAGTGTGTATAGCTACAACGGGCATTTGTGGTTTTTCACTTGGTTTAAAAAAGTTAGGTATCGCTGGATTTACAAAATTAATATCTTTAATACCAACTAACTCTTCGATCATTTCTGATAATACTTTTGATGTTGTTATACATTCATTAACATCAAAATCTAACCATGATTTACCTGGTGAAAAACTATCTAATAAATAATCATAAGATTGAATCAATATTGCTTTATCAATCGGTAATTGTTGAATTTGTTCAAA